ACATTTGATAATGATGATCCGTATTTAACTGGATCCATTACTAAGAACGCATCTCCGCGACCTTCAACCATTAATTGAGCTTTTGTTAAAATACTAGCAGCATACGTATTTTCATCTATTAATCCTGGCAATGTTAACAAATTGAAATCGTAATCGTCTTGATTAGATAACAAATTGATAGCATCTAAATATGCATTACGGAAAATACTTTGCGACATATCAAAACCTTGCTGACGGTTTTCATTATCAGCGTTACCAATGGTAACTACACCAGCACTATTAAATGCATTTTGCGTAAATATGTTTTCGTAGAATGATTTTGAAACTTCTGTACCGTTGCTACCGCCTGAGAATGTACCTGATACTTCTTGCGGTAAACTACCTGACAAGCTATTAATACGTATTTTACCGTTTTGATCAAAGAATACGGTAGTATTAGAAACATTACTTACACGTACATATTTAGATACATTAGGATACGATCCGTTAACTTGGAAGTACGGATCAGATGTACCAGACCCTAACAATGTATAGGACACATCACCTACTCGTTTCGAGATATAGTTTGGTGATGTTGGATCTAACGTTAAATTATTGTATTGTTCTAAAATAATTTTACGGTTAGTGATGTCATCTCCACGACGAATCAATAATGTAAAGGTACCTTTAGTAGTATTTACATTTGACACTTCCCATCGCAAATTAGTTTCAGTTCCAGATACAAGTCTACCGCCAGTAGTGACATCCGCGGTACTACCAGATCCGGCTGTTGACGCAGCCGAAATACCTGAATTTTCTTGTGCTCCTGCCGATAATGTATCCAATCGGAATGATATTGTACCAGTACCGGAACGATCAACTACATTACTAAAAGCTGTGCTAGAATCGTTAGGCAATGTACGCACAACTGTTAATGTATCAGCATATTTAAGATATTCTTGTGCAGAATAGTTAGTTAAATATTTATACGTTGATTCATTTACGCCGGTACCTAGAGTAAACACTCCACCAAATTTAGCTACAAACTCAGAATAACTAGTTACTGTTGTTGGGATATTTGCAGGGCCTCGCGATGTTGGGCCAATGACTGCAGCACCGATGCTGGCTATACCTGCTGGTAAAGCTGATTGGTCGATTTCATTGGTAAATACACCGGGCGAAACAATTTTTTCTGCCATTAGTTTTCTCCTTGTTTATTTTTATCCGTTACGACTATTCTGGGAAAGCAGCGCCAGTCGGTAGGATGTTAAAGTCAATAATAATAAATTCTGCGGCTTTTGCTGGCTGCAAATAAATTGCTCCGCGCAATTCATTACGGTCAATTACTTCCGGCGTATTTAGTTTTTCATCCATTACTACTTTAAATGCGTACAAACCTTGGCGTTGTTGTACATTATCAAAATATGGATTAACAATACTTAAGAATCTATTTCTAGTAGCTGCAGTATTTTGCTCAAAGATCAAATACTTGCTAGTTGAAGCAACAAACTTCTTAGCAGCAATCAATAAACGACGTACATTTACGCGATCTAAAGCAGATGCCTTTTTCTGCATAGTCTTTTGGCCGTAAACTACTACTCCCTGATTAGGGAAACTAGCAATTGGATTAACATTTGCATCGTACAAAGTATCACGATTGCTTTGATTAAGTTTACGTTCGGTACGTACTGCATTTTCAATTCCGCCTCTGTTAAGACCGGCCGGAGCAAACCATGGGGCAGCTACTCGATCATTGAATGCATAAACGCCTGGCACTACTACACTGGCAGGTACCCAAACATTTTTACCCAGGTCACGATCCGGAATTAATACCCAGGGCCAATACATTGCAACATAATTACTGTTACGTGTATCTGCTTCGGTTACTACTGTTGATATTGTACCTCCATATGCATATGGATCTACAACTAAAAATGCATCTCCGCGGCCTTCAATCATTTGCTGAGCTTGATCTATTACTCCGCTAGCGCCTGAGTTATTATCTACTAATCCAGGCAATGTTAACAAATTGAAATCGTAATCGTCTTGATTTTTCAATAAGTTGATCGCATCTAAATAAGGAGTACGATATGTAATACTCGACATATCAAATCCTTGTTGCTGATCTCCACCGCCTGAATAGATATTTTCATAAAAACGTTTCGGATGTGTTACAGATCCATCATTACCAAAAGCAAATGTTCCTGATACTGCTTGAGGTAAACTTCCAGTAAAATCAGAACTACGACGTGAACCATTTTGATCAAACCAATTAGTTGTATTTTTATATACAGTTACACGTACATATTTTGATTTGTTTGCATATGACCCTGATATCTGGAAATATGGTTGCGACGTGCCTGAATCGCGTAATGTATATGAAATATCGCCGATACGTTTTGAAATGTAGTTTGGTGAATTAGGGTCAAGTGTTAAATTATTGTATTGTTCTAAAATAATTTTACGGTTAGTGATGTCATCTCCACGACGAATCAATAATGTAAAGGTACCTTTAGTGTTACTTACATCTGAAACTTCCCAACGTAAATTTTGTTCTGATCCTGATAATAATCTACCGCCAACGCCTTGGTCGGTTACTGAAGCTGATACATATCCACTACCACTGACAGATGCAGCTTCTCGTCCTGAATTTTCTTGTGCTCCCGCGCTAAGTAATGTTAATCGGAATGATGGTGCATGTGCTGTACCATCACTACCACTATTTGCACTAATAACATTGCTATGTGCATATGCATAATTACCTGCCATTACACGAACTACTGTTAATGTATCAGCATATTTAAGATATTCTTGCGCAGAATAATTTGTTAGATATTTATAGGTATTTTCATAACGCTCTGAACCGGAGGTAAATACTCCTCCAAACGTTTGAAGAAATTCAGAATAACTAGTTACTGTTGTTGGAATATTTGCAGGCCCGCGCTGAGTAGGACCAATAACTGCTGCTCCAATATTGGCAATTGCTGCTGGCAATGCCGACTGGTCAATTTCATTGGTAAACACGCCAGGCGAAACAATTTTTTCTGCCATTAGTTTGCTCCTAATTTAAATTAATAATCATTTCATATAAATATCAGAGCAATCTGCCAAACATTATGTGTTAGGTATAAATATACCACTTTCAATATCTACTTGTCCCGCCCCGTATTTTTTATTTAATCCATCAACTAACGTACGTTCTGTGTTGGATTGATTTTGATATTCTGATTGCAGTTCCGTACGTAAATTTTGCAATTCTTCCGTACGGCGTTGCATTAAATGTAGTTCTAAATCAATTTCGCCGAATTGATAAATAATACGATTAGTCGTATCGCGCAATTGTTTAATTTGATCTAATTCTTCTTGTGTAAACTTAATTTCTGATGACATAACTTTTCCTTTGTTATAAATATGCTACAATAACGGGCGAAATCCGTCATTGGTACTAAATCCGTCGCTAGGCGGATTGTCTGTATCTGCATTAAATGATTCCGTCTCAGATCCAAACGAAACTCGTTTAACTGAATAACGTTTTTGTAGACTGGATCTACGTAATTCGTACGGCATTAATAAAGTAGCTTTAACATTGATCGGCATAGTAGCTCTTATGATACGATCTTCGCCGGGTGTAGATACACTTTCAAATGAATAGTCTTGTATGGAAGTAATAAACTTCCATGTAGTACCCCAAGCAAATCCACCAGTTGGCATAATTTGTTCTACAATTGCATTTAATTGTTCGGTATATTCTGCCCAAATGTAAATATCGTATGCAACATCTACAAATTCAGGTATACTAGATACATATATTTCGCGCTTAGGCCGTGTGCCTTGCAATACAGAAAAACGATCATATCGATTATTTTTTGAATAACGACTTTCAAATGTTAATGTATTTCTAGCGAAATCGTTATCTACTTCCGGACTCCAATTCACATCTAACTTTTTCATTGTATCACGTTCAGTAATTGTACTACGTTTAACGGATATAAGCGGCGTCATTAATCGATCATTATGATCGTACATATAACCTTTAGCTTGAATCTGTGCCCACTTTTCTGCGTTAGCATATACTACTGGTACAGTAATCATAGCATTATTATCTACAATTTCTGGACGTATTATTTCACTAAGATATGACATAATGGCATTATCTATATCGTAAATTGTACAGCTAGGTGTTTTTATGGCATCATCATCACGACGAATTTGTGTACTACGATCAATGTTTGGATTAGTAGTAAACGAGCTATATGTTTTATTTAATTGCGGTTTTGCCATTATAAGTTCCTTGGTAATTGACTAGGACGATTGATACCTGAACGTACAGGTTCTAAATTTAGTGCAGTATGTCTAGTTATATGAGCTTCGACGACTACGGATAAATCTATACCGTAAGAACCACGTTCGCCTAACACATAACCTAAATCAGTTGCTTCATCTCGGCCCGCAAAATATTCTTGAGCATATGTAATATTATCTACTTGATACATGCTTCGGTCATGTTCTATAATATCGCCTACATCTACAAAAATGTTACGAGCTTCTAGGTCAGGTTTAAAAAATGAAAATATACTAGTACGTGCAGTATCAATACCAAAATCATCACCCACAATTGTACGATCTTCACGTGATACTAAACAATGTATACGTACAGGTTGATAATATGTTTTATTGTTGGATTCTCCATAAATATTTTGACCTGTAATTTGTAAATTTAATTTATACAAGGCAATCTCAATATCGATAAATCGATTGACAAGTTCGCGATTAAGCGACTTAATTAAACTAACATCTCGAGAACCACCAAATATAGCCATATTATCCTACATATATTTTTAACGGCATTTTATTTAATTGTGATTGCATAGCATCAGCTTCTGCTTGCTTACGCTCTAATTGTGCTTGTCTAGACATGCTATCTAAAATTTCTTTAAGTTCTGTTAACAAAGCTTCTTTTTCTGCTTGACCGTTACTTACTAAGTCTGTACCGTTCAATGTTATTTCGGCATTGGGTATAGGTATTGCAGAATATTTGCTACGTATATAACCTAACAATATTGTTGATAACGCTAATGTATATCTAAAAATCCATCTGCGGCCGACACTGTTAATATTTTCATAAACGACATTTTCATACGGTACATTTGAATAATCTGATATAGTACCGGTACCTATTATACCAGGACCTGTATAACGATCTGTTTTAAGTATATAATCAAAGTATACTTTCTTTATATTTTGACCATCTGGAATAGGAAATATACGTAAACGGTCTTTACTTAATTCAAATGAATATGCAGATCTACGTACAGTGTCGTTAAACTCAATTACTTGTAAACGAAGTATATCTGCATATATAGGCATCATCATAAACGATACACCTGGAGAATAACTCCCGAATCCAAATGAATCTAACATTTGTTGAGTGCCTATACCTGACCCGATAAATGGGTCAAAGAAGCGTACTAGTGCAGGAGGAGCTTCGTGATATATTCTTTTAATTTCTATAGCATCAATTCCAGCAACCCCATTTTCTAACGTTACAATACTACTATCCGATAGATCATAAATTTGCTTACCGTTAGACATTGCAATGCTACCAGTATAAAACTTTACATTTCCACCTGATCCGGCTTCTGTACCATATGCCGATGCCAATGTAATTAATCCTCCGTGGTTCGGATTAACAGTTTTACCGGTTAGATTAGAACCGGTATTACCGCCGTACAAATTAAGCATATTGTCACGTATGTTATATGCATTAAGTTGTGCTCCATATTCAGTGACAGCTTCTTCAAAACAAGCATAAAACTGAATGTCTTGCATTTCAATGTCCGTTATAGGATAGCCTAAGCGTTTAGCACACCAATCAGCTACTTTATCTGTATCGAGTTGAAATTCGTAATCGTTATCGTAAAAGCCGAACGGAGTCTCGCCAGGGCAAAATGAAGAACTACCAGGCCATATAGGAATATTT